TAAGACACCATTTGAGGCAAGGACTGGAATATCGAATTATTAAGCCATACGTGTTACAAAAAAGCTTGACCACTACAAGAACGTGGATATCGCATTCCATACTGTAGTGACCGTGTTCTTGATCCCGTTCCATGCGTTGGACAGGAAGGTCGAGATGGCGTTTACCACAGTCGTAAATACTCCCTTGATTCCTTCCCACAGCCCGGTAAAGAACTCTTTAATAGCGTTCCAGACAGTCTCCGCTGTGGTCTTAATTGCCTCCCACGCCTTGGTGAAGAAGTTCTTCAGCGCATTCCAGACCGCAACCGCGATTTCCTTAATATTCTCCCAGAGGTCAATCCAGAACTGCCTGAACTCTTCGCAGTTGTTCCAAAGGTATATGAAGGCGGCCACCAGAGCCGCAATCGCAGCAATAATCAAGAATATCGGATTGGCCAGCATGGTGGTGTTCAGTGCGGCAAAAGCACCCTTCACCACATTCAGCGCGGCGGCCAGTTTCGGTACGATGGTCATAATTGTGCCGACCGCAGATATAACTTTTCCGACCACAATCAGTACCGGACCGATAGCCGCTGCCACAAGTGCAATAGTGACGATGGTCTTTTTCGTTCCTTCGTCCAGCGAATTCAGCCAGTCCACGACTTTCTGAATCCAGCCTACGATTGCACGGATGGACGGCATCAGTAGTTCTCCGATGGAGATTGCAAGCTCCTCAAGCTGTGATTTCAGGATCTGCAGCTGTCCGGCAAGGTTGTCCTGCATGGTTTCTGCCATGTTTGCCGCTGTGCCGTCGCAGTTATTGATCGCGGAGGACAGCTTGTTGATATCAGCCTCCCCGGCATTCATCAGCGCAAGGAAACCGGACATGGCATTCTTGCCGACCAGTGCTTCTGCCGCCTGTGCTTGCTCCGATTCTGTCAGCTGGGAGAAGGCTCCCCTGCAGTCAGCCAAGATATCGGACAGGTCTCTCATTGAACCGTCCGCATTGGTGGTCTGTATCGTTACATCACCCAGAGCCTGCCCGGAAAGCTGGATGTCCCCGGTAAGGTTGTTCATAATGGTTCGAAGCGCAGTACCTGCCTGGGAGCCTTTGATACCAGCGTTCGCCATAAGGCCGATAGCTTCTGCCGTGTCCTCAGCGGAAAAACCGAGTGCTCCGGCGATAGGCGCACAGTACTTGAAGGTCTCGCCCATCATGGAAACATTCGTGTTGGCATTCGAGCTTGCCGCCGCAAGGATATCCGCAAAATGACCGGAATCCGCAGCAGTCAGTCCGAAAGCGGTCAGCGCGTCCGTAACGATATCAGAAGTCGTAGCGAGGTCTTCTCCGGAAGCCGCCGCCAGATTCATAACACCCTCGATACCGGAGAGCATATCCTCGGTCTTCCAGCCAGCCATCGCCATGTAATTCATGGCCTCGGCGGCTTCTGTGGCGGAGAACTTTGTCTTGGCACCCATCTCGCGGGCTTTATCCCGGAGATCTTCAAGGTCAGAGCCTGTCGCGCCGGAGACCGCCGCAACCTTGCTCATGGCGGAATCAAAGTCGGCCGCCGCCTTTACGGCAGCGGTTCCGAGACCAACCACGACACCTGTCACAGGAAGGAAACGCTGACCGACACTGGTGATATTGTCACCGACCGTTTTCAGCTTCTCGCCCTTGGCGGCAATGCTCTGAAGAGCGGTCACAGACTGATTAGCCTGTTCTTCCAGAGATTTCAGTTTTGCCTCTGTCTCGGCAATCTCGCGCTGAAGACCGTCGTACTGCTCCTGCGTAATCGTGCCGTTCTTCAGTGCTTCCTCTGCCTGTTCCGCTGCCGTCTTTAAGGTCTCCAGCTTTTCCTTCGTTTCCTTGACGGCATCCCCCAGGAGCCTGTGCTTCTGCGCCAGAAGCTCTGTGTTGCCGGGATCGAGTTTCAGAAGCTTATCGACATCCTTCAGCTGGCTCTGGGTGTTTCTGATTTCAGTATTTACGCCTTTCAGGGCAGTCTGTAGTTTTGTGGTATCGCCGCCGATCTCGACAGTAATGCCCTGTATTCTGCCAGCCATGCGCTAAGCCTCCTTCCCAAAAATTCGCAAAAGAAAAGCACCTCCGAAGAGATGCTCATTCTCAGTCATTTATCCAAAAGTCTTACATTGAGGTGATAAAACTTATGAATCCGAACCATATAAGTGCCATGCATACGCATGTCACAACACCCGTGATTATAACCTTTTTCCAGTTTCTGCTCTTCACGCCATCAATAATAATCTTGACAGCGATGACCAGCAGGGCAATGACAACTATTGCTAAGATTGATGTGAATCCCATTCCTTACTCCTCATAGGCCGAAACTTGCTGCACATCGGCATTATCCCGGCTGTAAAGAGATACGAGCCTGCCCGATTCTTCATCAAACCTATAGAAGTCACAGGGGGACACCCAGTTTACATTTGTCTGTACAGCAACAAAATATTTACCACCTGTCTTGAAGATTTTAGCTTCGATAATATCGTGGTTAATATCAGATGCAACCGCATATATTACAGCCTTCACCGAATCGCTGGCATCAGCCTTGTTTCCATCTGCGTCCGTAACCGAAGTACCAACTACTCGATTGACAACCATATTTTTCTGGCGATCTATCGAGGATTCAAAATTTGAAAAATCAGCCACATAAATACTGGTTCCTGATGCATCAAAGCTGCTATCAAGGATCTCCATACCGCCATCATCATATATCAGGCCATATTCGGTTTTATTCTCATCCTTCAAATGCACCTGCACCATCACTACAGGCTCTGTTGCCTTCCCGGGTTTTCTCGCATCAGCGGACAATGAAGTAACCCAGAAATGTGCCACGATTACCATGCAGACAAGACACGGAATCAGAAACAATGCTCTAAGCAGCTTTTTCTTTCCCTTTCCAACGAATATCATTGCCAGCACATTTGCGGCAATCAGTGGGATAAGCCCTAATGTAAGAGCCATGCCGCCACCTTCCCATCTTGCCAGCGGAAGCATAGCATCAGGATTGGGGACGCTGGTGTCATATGTCAGATACGGAATTGCAAAGTACGCCAGACATATAACGCCTATTATATTTAAGGCGATGATAACGCCATTAGCAACTTTTCTTCCCATATCATGCATCCTCCTGCTTCGGTCTATATTCGAGCAGGTCACCCGGCTGGCAATCCAATGTCTCACAGAGCTTTGAAAGGGTGCTGACCTTGATTGCTTTCGCTTTCCCAGTTTTCAGGATGGACATATTCGTAAGTGTTATCCCGACCTTTTCAGCTAATTCCGTTACGCTCATCTTACGCTTGGCGAGCATAACATCGATGTTAAAAATAATATCGCCTTCCATATGCCCCTCCCGTCAAATCGTAAGATCACTCTGTTCCTGCAATGCCGCTGCCTTCTGCACCAGATGAGATAAGGCCGCAGCGGCAACTGCAACAGCAACACCGGCAAATACAACGAGCAGAGAGAACAGGGCAACCCCCGGATGACTCATATTCGCCAAGAGCAGGACAACATTTCCTACAAAAAAGAAGATGCCGTCACACGCCGCAAGCCAGGATATCCATTTCAGATACTTGGCATTATCATCAGAGAAGGATTTATCCTTCCCGATGTTGGATGCAATTTTCCATCCAAGCACAAGCACCGCATAGCAGGGGATTCCGCTGACCCACAGGAATATCAGCCAAGGCCAGTAGCGATCCCCAAACTCCGGATAACTGTACACCAGGGAATCTCCGTAACTTGGAAAGATAAAGAAGTACACCACCAGTCCGCAGAGTCCCACACCGATAAGTATGACCTTAAGCCATTTTGATAAGGATTTCTGTTCCATGACATCTACCTCCATAATTCACTATGGAGAAGTATATCGCCGCCGCTGTTGTTTGTCAATGATTATTTTTCGTTTTACAATAAATTATCATCTCAAAACAGAGATTTTTGCATCAGAACCGGTCAAAATCCTCCTGGCTTGCCAGCTGGGCATGTGGTTCCTCATCCCGCTGCATTTCGCAGTACATATCGTTGATTAAACCGATGGTCAGCAGATCCATCTCACTGATATGTACGCCCAACTGCACCGCTCTTAGAAGAAGCAGCGGCGTTGTCATTTCCCTGTCAGTCGATCGAAGTTTTTTTTAGACTCAACTTGAGTCTGGACATTGAGTCCCCAGAGCTCGATGATTTCCGGCAGGACCTGATAAATTGAGAAAGTCCCAAATCCGTCCAGCCACTCATCGGGAGTATCGGGAACGCCTGCCGGATCAGCGTGCTTTGCCATGATGTAGCTGATATCCTCAAAAAGCTCCAGCGAAAAAGAGTCCAGTGTGGATTCCTCCGGGTTCTCCCCATCGATGCCTTTCTGAAGGTCGCGCAGGTCTTTGTAGATATCCCTGTGGAACCTGTTCCTGTATATCCTCGGGATGGCGGCAGACGCTCTGAAAGTTACATCTTTGCCATCGATGTTGATCGTTTTTGTAAGTGCCATAATGTCCTCCAATCAATGAAACGGGCAGAGCCGAAGCCCTGCCCCTGTGATTAACCCTGTCCGTTCTCGGAATCCGATGCCGGAGTCTGATATACGCTCTTGTACCAGTTGTTGTAGACGGTATCATCGGTATTGGCTCCGGTCTTGACCTTCACAAGCCCGTTCGGGAGCGGAGTTGATGTAAGCTCCAGGCTCTCGGTCTGAACTTCCTTGGAATCCTCTGTCGTGGAGCCCTCAATGGTCGGTCTGGCGGCCGTGCAGTAATACATACAGTGCCTGATCTTTTTCTTGTCCCCGGAGAACTCAAAAAGCAAAGCAAAATGCTCCGGCTCCACCGTAGCGTCCTCGACCAGAACACCGTTGGTGTCCTCGGTTTCCTTCAGAACATCCTTGCGGAAGCTGTCCGGGATGAGGGCAATCTCCAGATCGCCGGAATAGCCGTTGTTTGCCACCGTGGTGTAATATACCATGTCATCGGCGTAAAACGGCTCCGTGTCTCCCTCGGGATCGAGGGACAGGTTCACCGCGCCGGGAATGGCAACAGGCGTACCGAACGTGACGGTGCCAGTCTCCGAATCCAGCGTGGCTAATGCGTAATGGCAGTTCTTAAGGCCGAACTTCACCTTGTTGTTCGTATTGGGCATAATTCTTTACCTCGCTTTCTATTGTTGGCTATACCGTCAGTTGGTACAGCACCTCATACATTTTTTCAGTTTCAATCCATACCTCTGATTTTTGCCAGAACAGTTCATGGCGGGTAAGCACCGCCTGGACTTTTTCTTCCAGTTCCGGATTCTTCTCATCGGTATACAGTTCTATGTTCAGATTCTGAAACTCCGCATAGACAACTGATATTGCCAATAATGGTTGACAGATTTTCCTCAAGGATTTACAATCCTAAGCTGTTTCCTGTAAAGATGAATAGTATTGTTGTCTCTTGACCATGGGTGGAAGGTTTGAAGTGATAAACTGAAGTTGTAACACAAATGGCTGATAAAATATAATAGCAAATGGAGGATTTTATCATGCCACAA